CGGTCAATCGTGCCGTTGTAATCATCAGCTTGGATTATTGCCAAACCAGCGTCGGAAGGGTTCCAAGGCGCGGTGATGGTCAAAGATGTGGGCTTCGATTGAGTGGGGATGATGTCCGATTGACGCGAACCAGCGACCGCAAAGTTTGCGCTTGCATCGTCTTGGCCGAATGCGGGGATTCCCTCCACGTTCAGAGCTTGACCCGATGAACCAGAACCGCCAGCGGAAGTGCCGACAATGTTTTGAACTTCAGCGGTCCAAGTTGCCAAATAAGTATTGGTCAACGGGGTTGGATTTGCGCCAGTTTGACACCACAAGGACGCTTGAAAACCAGCAAGAACTTTACTTGGAATAGCCATTTGTAAACCTCAATTAAAAGTTAAAAAAGTCTTGTCTTATCAGCAAGGGATGTCCATGCGGCAATCCAGCACAATTTGATTCAATTTTACCGAATCGTCGTATGTATTGTATAGCATCGTCACGTCAATCTTGGCAACATAAATTCCAGCAAAACCAGTTTTGACGCCAAACTGTCCCGAATAACCATGCAGGGCTTGCAAGATTTGATTGGTCATATTGAAACAGTTATTCATGTCTGAAGCAAAAACATTCACTTGAAACACGGGCGTATCGATACCTTTGTTGGTTTGGTCTTGACCCGTGTAAACAGGTTGGTGAACGTTTCGCAATTGCCAAACGCAAAATTGGCTTTGCTCGGCAAAGTTGCGGTTGAAGTTGGCATAAACCGGAACGGGCGACACCACGGCCACCAATTGGTTTTGGATGGCTTGCGCGTATGTAAGGACGTTTTGTTGGGTGGTCATACGCTGGTAATCGGGTCGTTACGATAACAAACAAACGTCATCGTCATGCGGTCGTTGGCTTCCAAAACATCCAACAATTTGTAATCTTTATTACGCCAATTGATAGAGTATTGATACTGATTGATGGAAACGTTTTGCGTGTTTGGCGTGTAGTTCACCACAAACCGAACTTGTTTTGTATAGGCGCGGTCATCCTTTGTTGCGACCATAGAATCGCGGACATCTTGCACCAAGGCGCGGGTTTGAAAAGCCAACGTGATAATCGTGGTTTGCTGGCCGATGGAATCAATGCCAGCGGTGACCGTATTCACTTTGATGTTTTCGTACCGGGTAAGTGCCATTACATCACCAGCGGTTTATAAGGTCGCAACAATGCGGCCACGCCATACGGAATTTCATTCAGTTTGGTCATGGTCGTGTTTGAACGGTTGTTGTATAGGTGCGTCAGCAATAACAAACCAGCTTGTTGAATTACAGGGTAATTTGCCAGCGGGTTGGCCGCTTGCGTGTAATCCACCACGATGGGGTTTGAAATGTTTTGATTGACTTCGTTCGGGATGCTGTTGACAACAACTTTGTTGCCTGTGGCATCGTAAAAATAAGTCGATGAATCCACCAGCGTGAAAACGGGCGGGGTGCTTGAATCCCAATAGCCAACCGAATTGATTGTGACGCCAACAACGCCGCTAACGGTGGTTTGAGTGACTTCGGGCAAATCCAGATTGACTTGCGTTCCCGACATCCCATTCAATGCGCCGTAATAGCACCGATACCGGGTAGCAAAGATTGCCATGCCCAAGAAATCTTCAATCGCCATGCGCGTGGCTAATTCAAGACCTTGCAAATAGGAATCTTGGGACGTATCACCAAACAAATTTAATTGGTCGGTGATTTGGGTCAGCGTCAACCATTCGGTGGATGTATCCCGCGAAATTTGTTCAACTTTTTCATAGCTGAACGGGTTGCGGGATGTGCCTAAATATGGGCCGTTGGTGTAGCTGTCTAATGGCATAACCGCCTCTTAGGTTGCGATACGAACGCCAGCGAAAACGTCGCGGATGGTGCTGCAAAGGCGCTTTTCTGCGAACAGGGTCAAGTAACCGGGCGCGGTTTGCTCGAACCATTGGAACGACATTTCTTCATGGTCCGCAATGGTGTAGAAATTTTCCCATGCGGCCAAATAGATGGGGAACTTGCCCGAACCGATTTGGTCCATGAAAGGATTGGCAATCACGGCATGGCCGAAAATGTTGCCCACGGCAAAACCGTCTTTTGCGCCCAATTCCAAGAATTGCGGCATCCCTTGACCATCTTTCAGTTCACGCAAGAATGCGATGGTGTTGGGGTGCATTACCCAAGCCGTGGTTGGCAGGTTGTAATACTGTGGCGGCAAGGCAGCGTTGGCGGCGGCCATGTCGTTATAAACCAAAGTGCCGCTGGTGGTCGATGCCACTTGCAACATGGTGTGAATGCCGTTGGTAGGGCCATAACCGTTTGTTCCAAACGATGCGGCGCTTGTCGAGCCGGGATAATAGTTCAAGCCACGCAAGCCCAAAGTGCCGCCGTATGTGGTCGTGGTGGTTCCCGATTGGTCGTTGTTCAACCATTGGGAATATGATTCTTGTTGCGCGAATTCCAAACCAATGTCGGTCAGCAATGTTTCGTTCAAATAGTTTACGTCGCTCAGAACGGCGGTGCGGACGGGAACTTGAGCCGCGACCACTTGGACGGGCAATTGCCAGAACGATGTGGCGGTGTTAGGTGTGCCAACGTTGGGCGTGAAGGTATAACCCCAAGGATTGGTTGGGTTGGTTACGTTACCAGTTTTAACCACAAACGCTTGGTCTGAACCAATAGTAGTAATTTCACGAACACCAGCAGTTCGCAAAGGATTGGCATAGCGTAAGGCAGCAAAGGCATCGTCATAAATAACACGACCGCCGACACCAGAACCCGACCCGGTAATGCCAGACGATTCGTTTAGGTTTACCGTTACCCGTTCTTCCTTTTTCAAGGATTTGCGGATGGCTTCGAGAATATGTTGTTTGGCGGTCATGTTAATCCCAAAAAAAAGTTGTTAAAAAAGTGGGGCATTAAGCCCCACCGTTTTATCAGGTCGCAGTAGCGGTTGAACGATAGCGGATGATGGACAAGGGGTCCACCACGCTAGTGCAAAGACGCTTTTCACCGAAGAACGTGATGTAGCCGGGCAAGGTTTGGTCATAACGACGCAAAACCATGTTCAAACGGTCCACGATGGTGTGGCCACGTTGCCAATCGCCAAAATACATGGGATACAAGCTGGTAGTGCCGGGGGTGCTGGTAGACGAATCAGTAGAATCGACATACTTGTTCACCACCACGTCAAAGCCCAACAGTTGGCCGACGATACCGTCATAAACCAAAGGCGACATACGTTCAAAGATTGGTGTGCCGTTGCTGTCTTTCAAACCACGGATTTGGGCCAACATCAAAGGCGAAACCAAGAACTTGGTCGATGGGTTCCAGTATTGTTGCGGCAAGGCATACACGAAATTGATAACGTCTTGATAAGTGACGTTAGCAGTACCAACACCAGCGCCGTTGGTGGTCAATTGGTCGTATGTGGCGATGCTGTGCAAACCAGAACTAGAGCCTGTGCCGCTTGAACCGAAAGCGCCGACAGAAATCGTGCCGCCAGTATAAGAGCCGTTAGCGCCGGGGTATTGATTCAAACCGCGCAAACCGTTTGTGCCGCCGTATGTGTTGGGCGTGTCGGTTTGGTCGTTGTTAGAAATCATTGACTGGCCTTCCAGTTGCGAGAATTCCATCAACATATCGTCAACAACGTTTGCTTCCAAACCGTCGATGTCGTCCAGCGCAGCGGTACGGATAGGGAACTGCACGTTCAAATCTTGCAAGGTTAATTGCCAGATATTGGTGTTTTCAGTAGTGGCCGAACCGTTGTTCTGAATTGCATAACCCCATTGTGCGCCAGCGTTGCCGACTTTAGCGCGGAACTGATAGGTCGAACCTTCAGTCTAGACATTGCGAGAAACGCCGCGCAAGGGGTTAATCAGACGCAAGGTGTGGAACACGGGGTCGTATGCAGTACGGCCACCAACGCCAGCGCCGCCGCCTGTCAGCGCGGAACTTTCCTTCATGTACGCGTCGTATTGGTCGGTGCTTTCAAAGATTTTGACTTCTTTTTCGTAAGCCTTGCCCTTTTTGTAGAACTTGGACAGTTGTTCACGAACCGATTTGTTCACATCGCCACGAACGGTTTTCGCGGGTTTGATGAACGATGCGGACGAATTGATTTCAGAAATACGGGCTTCCAAAGCCGCGACTTTTTCAATCAGTTCAACCTTGGTTTCTTCAACCTTGGCAATAGCTTCGGTCTTGATTTCTTCAATCTTGGCGACGTTTTGCGCTTCGATTGCATCCAGCTTTTCGGTGATTTTGTCGATAGACATGATATTAACCTTTCAATCGTTGAGATAATGCTTTCAACAATTCGCGTTCTTCAAGAACTCGCAAAATGTCGTCGGCTTCGACCACCGCATCCGAATCGCTCGGGGTTGGGGTTACTTGAATGGGTTTTTGGACAACATCACGTTGTTCCAGAACTTTCTTCAAGACTGAAGATGCGGTGGTCGCATCTTTACGCGAAAGGCCAGCATCACGCAAGACTTTCTCGATAATGCGTGGATTCGGTTGACCGTCCACGTCGAAATACTCAAGGCGGGTGACTTGGGCTTTGGTGTTGTTGGGGTACATGACCACCGACACTTCACGCAAGCCGCCTTTGGTAATTTGGAAGTATTGTTCGTCGCTGTCGTCGTCATCATCATCGTCGTTGCCCCACGACATGGATTGGTTGATAACGTTACCGTCAGCGTCCACCATTTGGGCTTCGTCAGCGTAAGCGCCAACAGAAACGCCGCCAAACAGGTCGGGCGAATCTTTCATGATGTTGTATAGGTCAGAACCGCCAACGGTGTTGGTGAACAAACGACCTTCAGCGGTCATTCCGGTTTTCTCAAAGTTGAATTCGTACCATTCGCCGACGGGCATTCCCATGTCGTTATGGTTCAAAAACATTGGCAGGGGTTTGCCAGCTTCTTTAAAGGCTTGCGCCCATTCTTTGAAGCCTTCGGGTTGATAGTTAAACTTGCGGCCATCTTCGCCTTCGCGGGGACCCCAAGTTGTCACGACTGCGGAAATGTTACCCGACGGACTTTTTTGGTCTGCCTCTTTTTTTAGGCTTAATTTCGCTTCGCAAATCAGATTCAGATTTTTCATGAACAACCCCGTTGTTTATAGCCAAGTTAATGTCTTGTATTGTAGGGGTTTTCTCATGTGGCGTTAATATAACACGGCTTTGATGGATTTGTGCCGCCATGATACGCACAATTTTGTGTGCTGCAATCATGTTTTACCAATGTTCATTTTGGACCGTTGGTTGCCACCGCCGCCGCCCGTATCTTGCGGACTAGAACCGGGAATCGGGTCAATCTTGGCGGTTTTTGCGCCAACCGGAACGTTGGTTTTTGAAATGTTTGCGGGGTCTACGGGTGGCAATGTGTCGCCGCCATCAACCTTGCACATATTCAGATATTCACGCGCTTCATTTTGTGTAAAGATTCCTGAAGCCACGCCCGCGGTAACAAAGTTCATTTGGTCCAGCGCCGCCCCCTTCAAGAAATCTTTGGTATCGAAACGGATAGACAAATTGGGATAACCGTTCAACAAACCCTTTTTGAACTTTTGCTCAATGTTGATAATCATCGGGTACATGGTGGTTTTGTAGAACTCATCCAGCAACGTTTGGGTGTTGTTGTATTTGCCAACATCCAATCCAAGCAATTGGGCCGGAACGCCGAACAATGCACAAATGCGTTTTGTGGTTTGCTCTTTCAGCTTGGCGGCGTCGGCGTCTTGCAAGGTCAGCATTTTGACCGTTTCAAAGGTCATGCCTTGGTCCAGCAACATACCTTGGCCGGGCTTCGACAAGTCGGTCGGGCGGCTTCCGGTCATGCTTGACCACGCTTCCTTCAAGCGTTGGGCGATTTCCTTATATTTGGCGTCGGGAATCACTTGGTCGGTGCGGAACAAACCGGAAGGCTTCGCGCCGTTTTGCATCACATAGTTGGCATACAAATCGATGTCGGTATCCAGCGCCACCAGTTCGGTTGCCAAAATGCCTTTGTTGAAACCCGCGGAACCTTGCCACGGCGATTCGGTCGTGTGAATGACCTGGTAATACGCCAAGGGTTCGTCTTTGTTAAACCCGTATGTCGGGGTCGATACCCGGTAAGTCGGGTAACGTGTTTCGCTGGCTTGGACCGTGATTAGCGTTGCGTCCAAGTTATACATTTCAATGGGCGTTTGCAACGAATCTTTTTTGTTCTTGCGGTATAACAAAGTGAAAACTTCACCAGCCAATTCGTACCACATAACGAACTGATACCAAAATTCGTATTGGTTTTGGAAGTTGTTGGGTTCTTGGAACAAAGACATGATTTGCTTGGCTTTGTTCTTGTCCCGCGCACCAATGTTTTCCGAATTCAAGGCATCTTCAAATACCCCGTCGTCGGTTTTATACATCACCTTCAAGTTGCATTGCGCCAGCGCCCGTGACTTCAAATTGACGCAAGACATGATGGTGGAATTCCGCGACAAGACGGACATATCCACAATGCGGCCAGCGTTGGTGGTGCTGGATGTCGTGACATATAAAAGCTGGTAATTCGCGCCAGTTTGACCGTTTTGGTTCTGACGCAAGATTTGGTTGCCCAATTGGGTCTGACCAAACAGGGTATTGCTTTCGTTTTGTGCGGGTTTTTTACCCTTGAAAATGTCCAAAATACCCATGTTTTTCCCCAATTAGTTGACGTTTTCCAGCTTAAAACGAACGGAAACCGAACTAACTCGACGCATAAGGATTGTCCAAACTGCAATGCGCCGCAATAATCATCGCAATAATACCATCAACTTTGGCCGCTTTGTCAGCTTCATTTTTGCGAACCTTGATGTTGCCGTTCACATCTTCATAAATTTCGCAATTTCCAAGCTGCCAACCAACAAACGGGTTCCCGTCGTGCTGGATTTGCTTGTTTAGAATCAATTTCTCAACGTATTTGGACGGATTTGACAAGACGCCCATGCCTTGCCCCACCTTTTTAACCGGAATTCCAGCTTCGTGCAATCTAGCCACCAAAGATGCCGCGTTATAGGCGTCGTAACCCACTTCCTTTACTTCGTATCTCTCGCATTGTTGTTTTATGTATTCGCTGATTTCGCGGTCATCCATGACGTTGCCTTCCGTCAACTTCAAAATGCCGCTAGAAACTGCAACCCTAAAAATATCCGCGTAATGTTTAGGAATTAGCTTGTACCCTTCTTCCGGCAAAAAGAACTTAAATTCCGCTTCGTAATCCAATTCGCCATACCGCTTTAAAGTGCAAACGGCGTTCAAGTCACGGGTAGCGGCCAAGTCAAACCCAATAAACACGGCTTCGGGTTCTTGACGTTTTACGTCTGTTTTGCATTCGTCCCAAAATCGGCGGTCCAGCCATGCGGTGTTGGCCG